GGTCACCCTACACCTAAACCGATCAAACTCATGGAGAGACTGATTCAAGCAAGTTCAAAACCTGAAGATATCGTTCTGGATCCTTGTATGGGTAGTGGTGCTGTGGGTATTGCTGCCAAGCGTTGTAGAAGAAAGTTTGTAGGTATTGAAATGGATACAAACTATTACAATATCACGCAAGATAGAATTGATACTGCTGTCAAGGGCATTGGGGAAAAAATTGACGTTATGTCCTTTATGTGATGGTTTTGTAACAAAGGGTCTGACCCCTTGACGACCCCCCTCAAATGGTCTATAGTACATTCAGTTCAGTCAAGCGAATCGCTACGACTTGAACCTCCATAACCTTTTTAGGAGTTTATTATGTCTCATTTCCCTATCGGCATTTGTGAAGTGCCTGATATTTCCCGTCTTCCGAATCGTGCAGAACGTCGCAAGTTTCGTTCTGCTAGGTATTCTCATACCTTTACTGAAGAGATTGCCAAAATTGACATTGGTGGAAAAACTGTAAAAAACACCGCACGCTCTGGTGGCACTGATAATAAGAATACTGATGATCTTTTCGGTGAATTTGAAAAGGGTGTTCGTTACGATCAGTTGCCACCGATTGTTGTGAAGATCGGGAACACTTACTATTTGATCGATGGATTCACCCGTATTCGTGCTCTCAAGCGTCGTGGTCAAGTTTCATGGGCATTTGATGTCTATGAAATGAACGATGGTTATACCATTGAAGATCTCCGTGATGAGATTGGTTTGGGTGCAAATGACCATGCAAAGTGTAAATCTGCAACTAAAGATGATTTCAAGACTCGCGCTAGTGCATGGGTCCAACGTCAAAACCGTGTTGTCTCTAAAGAAGAAGTGAAGGATTGGATTAACTCAATTTATCACACTTTCACCCAAAAAGAAGTTAGTGGAATGGCAAAATCTGTCATTGACAATGCATATGCAAGCACTACTCTTACTTCTTTCAATTCTGATGAAGCAGCAGCGTATCTTCTTGATGAGGGTTACAAAGTAAATGGCAAAGCAGATTCTGATGGTCTTGTTGGAAGACTTGTTTGCGCTGAACCTAATGGCACTTATGGTCCTCGCAATTTTTGTCACATGCTGAAGGACGTTGCAAAAGGCAAGCGTTCTCGTATTCACATGTATCTTCATTCTGGTAAGAAGATTACTGATCCTGCAAAACTGATCTCTGATCAGAAAGAAGAGTTTGAAACTCTTTGGAGTGCTGTAAAGGAGTGTGCTGTTCTTCTTAAGCACGATCCTGATTGGACTCCCTTTGAGTTTGGTGTTCGTCCCTCTCAGATCCTTGATAAGGATCCTGATGGTGGAGTAGTCAAACTTTGACCTAGAAATAACCGAATAAAAAATTACGGGGTTCACTACCCCGTTTTTTTATGTTTTATGCTATAAATATGTATGGACGCCTTCGGGGTCCACACAATCAAATCTCGCTTTAAAAGGAGAAGTACAAATGACTAACCTCATGAAGTATCATGCTGCAAACATGGATCAACTGTTTGACCGTATAAATAGAAACAGTATTGGTATGGATGAATACTTTGATCGTCTGTTTAGACTGCAAGAAACAACGACAAACTATCCTCCATATAATCTAGTCACGGTCAGCAGCACAGAATCGAGACTAGAACTCGCATTAGCAGGATTCAAAAAAGCAGAAGTCAATGTCTACACTCAAGACGGAAAACTCTTTGTCGAAGGACAGAAAGAGGATAAAGAAACTGGAACCGATTATGTCCACAGAGGAGTGGCTCAGAGATCTTTCACCAGATCTTGGACCCTCTCAGATGAAACGGAAGTTGGATCAGTTGTATTTGAGGATGGGTTACTGACAGTAACATTACAAAAGATTGTTCCAGATCATCATAAGAGAAAGGATTATCTCTAAATCCTGACTATTTTCTGCTGCGGTTGATACAGAAGTGTATCACAGTGATACAGTATAATATAGATAGTTATGTAAAAACAAGGAGGACGACTTATGAATCTCACAGCCGCCACTCTTGCAATTGGAACAGCAATGACTCTTTTTAGCAGTTGGACCATCGGCAGTGTACTACCCTAATGGACCACCCACAGCAGAAATCTTTCTAACAACTCCATAAATAAAATTGAATATCGTCGTCGCAGACGGAGGGGTAACTGGCCAAATCCAGTTGCAACCCCTCCTTTTTTATGGTATATTAAATGGGAGGTATAAAAAAATTATGACAGTAAAACTTGCCGTTCTGAAATCTGGTGAAGATATTATCTCTGATATGCAAGAGATGGTTATCAAACAAGACGAAGAAGAAAAAGTAATTGGGTATATTTTCAAAAGACCGTGTGTTGTAAAACTTGAAAATAAACAAAACCTTTCTGACCTACAAGGAAACAGGTCTTTTGAAATTGGTATGTTTCCTTGGATTCCACTGTCAGCAGATCAGGATGTTCCCGTTTCTGCAGACTGGGTTATTACATTAGTAGAACCCATAGAAAAATTAAAAATTATGTATGAAAAAGGAGTTTTGAACAATGCCGAAGCAGATAAAACTTTTGGTGATGATGAACAACCAGATTCTGATATCGGAGATTGATGAAGTTGGTTCTGAAATTGGAGAACCTGATTGTAAACTTATAGAACCTTTTATTCTCAACCAGGCAGATATGACACTTTCGCCTTGGTTGGTTGAATATACGAATCAGAATACTTGTATGATCCACTCTGATAAGATTCTGACTATTTGTGACCCTAAACCCACTCTACTTGAAAAGTACCAAGACCTGATTAAATAATGCGATTCTACACCAATGTTCAAATGATCGGGAATCATTTTCTCGTTCGTGGATATGATAATGGCAAACATGTAATGTTTAGGGAAGAGTATTCGCCTACATTATTTGTTCCTTCAAAAAAGAAAACAAAATATAAAACTTTGGAAGGAGAATTTGTAGAACCTATTAGTCCTGGATTGGTGCGGGACTGTAGGGAATTCATCAAAAAGTATGATGGAGTGGATAACTTTAAAATCTATGGAAACGATAGATACATTTATCAGTATATTTCTGAGAAGTATCCTGAAGATGAAATTAAGTTTGATGCAACAAAAATTAAAATCTCAACAATTGATATTGAGGTTAAATCGGAAAATGGATTTCCAGATGTTGAATCTGCAGCAGAAGAAGTCTTGCTTATTACGGTGCAAGACTATACTACTAAACAGATTCGTACTTGGGGTCAAGGACCTTTCGATAATAAGCAATCAAATGTAATTTATAAAGAGTTTGAATCTGAGCACGAACTTCTAAGTTCTTTTATTAACTGGTGGATGGTTGAAGAGAACACCCCTGAGGTTGTGACTGGATGGAATAGTGAATTGTATGATATGCCATACTTGGTTCGTCGTATTAATCGTGTTCTTGGTGAAAAACTAATGAAACGTCTTTCACCTTGGGGTCTTGTTACTGAAAAAGAAACTTATATTGCTGGACGCAAAAATATTTCCTACGATGTTGGTGGTATTACTCAACTTGATTATCTTAACCTTTACAAGAAGTTTACTTATAAAGCGCAAGAATCTTACCGACTTGACTATATTGCAAGCGTTGAACTTGGGCAAAAGAAACTTGACCACTCCGAGTTCGACACATTCAAAGACTTCTACACCAACGGATGGCAGAAGTTTGTAGAGTACAACATCATTGACGTGGAACTTGTTGACCGTATGGAAGACAAGATGAAACTGATTGAACTTGCAATTGTTATGGCATATGACGCTAAAGCAAACTATGCCGATGTATTTTCACAAGTTCGTATGTGGGATACGATTATCTACAATTATCTCAAAAAGAGAAACATTGTAATTCCTCCCATTGTTCGTTCTGATAAAGATTCAAAGTATGCTGGTGCCTATGTTAAAGAACCAATTCCTGGAAAGTATGATTATGTTGTAAGTTTTGATTTGAATTCACTTTATCCTCATTTGATTATGCAATATAATATTTCTCCAGAGACTCTTTTGGATGAAAGGCATCCTACAGTAACAGTTAATAAGATTCTCAATGAAGAAATAAATTTTGAGATGTACAAAGATAATGCAGTGTGTGCTAACGGTGCAATGTATCGTAAAGATGTGCGTGGATTTCTTCCAGAACTTATGGAAAAGATTTATAAAGATCGTACAATCTTTAAAAAGAAAATGCTTGTAGCAAAACAAGCGTATGAAAAGACTCCAACAAAGGAACTAGAAAAGGAGATTGCACGATGTAATAACATTCAGATGGCACGCAAGATTCAGTTGAACTCTGCTTATGGTGCTATTGGTAATCAATACTTTCGATATTACAAACTTGAAAATGCAGAAGCAATTACACTTTCTGGTCAAGTTTCTATTCGGTGGATTGAAGGTAAAGTGAATGGTTATCTAAATACCCTTTTAAAAACAGAGAAAGTCGATTATGTTATTGCATCTGACACTGACTCAATTTATCTTAATTTTGGACCTCTTGTTAGTAAATTTTTTGCTAATAAGTCTGGCGACAAAGCAGCAATTATTTCAATTCTTGATAAGATCTGCCAAGAGAAGTTGGAACCATTCATCGAATCCAGTTATCAGGAACTTGCGAATTACGTTTCGGCATATGAACAGAAGATGAAGATGAAGCGTGAGAACATCGCTGATCGTGGTATCTGGACTGCAAAGAAACGCTACATTCTTAATGTATGGGATAGTGAGGGTGTTCGCTATTCTGAACCTAAACTTAAGATTATGGGTATCGAAGCAGTTAAGTCATCAACACCCGCACCTTGTAGAAAGATGATTAAGGACGCACTCAAGTTGATGATGAGTGGAACAGAAGATGAGGTGATTGACTATATTGAAAGGTGTAGGAAAGAATTTAAATCACTTCCTCCCGAAGAAATTTCTTTTCCACGTAGTGTTTCTGATATTAGTAAATATAGATGTTCTAGTAACATCTACACAAAAGGAACTCCTATTCATGTGAGGGGAGCACTCCTTTATAACTATTATATTAAACAAAACAAACTTGACAATAAGTATTCATTGATTCAAAACGGTGAGAAGATTAAGTTCTGCTATCTCAAAAAACCAAATGTGATTCATGAGAATATTATTTCTTTCATTCAAGACTTTCCAAGAGAACTTCAAATTGACAAATACGTTGACTATCAACTACAATTTGAGAAAGCATTCTTGGATCCTCTGAAGACTATTCTTGATGCTATTGGATGGAGTGTCGAAAAAACTGTAAACCTTGATTCATTTTTCTCTTAATGGACTTTCTAAAAGATATTGTAAAAGAAATTGGCGATGACTTCACAAAACTCGCAGCAGATATTGACGAGTCTGAAACTTATGTGGACACAGGTTCGTACATTTTTAACGGACTTTGTTCAGGGTCTATATTTGGCGGTGTATCTGGGAATAAGATTACTGCCATTGCTGGTGAGTCTAGTACTGGAAAAACCTTCTTTTCTTTGGCTGTTGTTAAAAACTTTCTCGATTCTAACCCTGATAGTTATTGCCTTTACTTTGATACTGAAGCCGCAATTACTAAGTCTCTTATTGAGTCCCGTGGCATTGATACCACTCGCCTAGTGGTTGTGAATGTCGTCACTGTAGAGGAGTTTCGTAGTAAAGCACTCCGTGCTGTAGATATGTATCTAAAAGCATCAGAAGATGATCGCAAACCTTGTATGTTTGTGCTAGACTCTTTGGGAATGCTTTCCACTGAGAAAGAAATTACGGATGCACTCAATGATAAGCAAGTTCGGGACATGACCAAATCCCAACTCATTAAAGGTGCTTTCCGTATGCTCACCCTCAAACTTGGTCAAGCAAAAATTCCTATGATTGTCACTAACCACACCTACGATGTCATTGGCGCTTATGTTCCTACAAAGGAAATGGGAGGCGGTAGCGGTCTTAAGTATGCTGCTTCTACTATCATCCATCTCAGCAAGAAAAAAGAAAAGGACGGAACAGAAATTGTTGGAAATCTTATCAAGGCAAAGACTGCTAAGTCGCGTTTAAGTAAGGAGAACAAGGATGTTACAGTGCGTTTGTATTACGATGAGCGTGGTCTTGATCGATATTATGGTCTTCTTGAACTTGGTGAAATTGGCGGACTTTGGAAAAACGTTGCTGGTCGATATGAAATGAGTGTTGACGGCGAAACCAAAAAGGTTTATGCTAAGGCAATCTTAAAAGATCCAGAAACATATTTCACTCCAGAAGTGATGGAAAAATTAGACCAAATTGCACGAAAGGAATTTAGTTATGGAGAAGGTTGAGTTTCTAATTCTTAGAAACCTTTTATTTAATGATGATTATGCAAGAAAGGTAATTCCTTTTATTAAAAATGAATACTTTGAAGATCCACATCAAAAAATTATTTTTGAAGAAATCTTCAAGTTTGTCCAAGAATACAATCAACTTGCAACTAAAGAAGTTCTTCTGATTGAAGTTGAGAAGCGTAGTGATGTGAATGAGTCTTCTTTCAAAGAACTTGTTCGCATTATTCAGTGTTTAGAAGATGTTCCTGTAGAACAGGGATGGTTAACTGATACAACCGAAAAGTGGTGTCGTGATCGTGCCATTTATTTGGCACTTATGGAGTCTATTAACATTGCCGATGGTGGTGATGAGAAAAAGAACCGTGATGCTATTCCATCAATTCTATCTGATGCACTATCAGTAAGTTTTGATAATCACATCGGTCATGATTACTTACAAGATTATGAATCACGATACGAAACCTATCATAGAAAGGAGGAAAAAATTGAATTTGATATCGACTACTTTAACAAAATCACGAAAGGTGGGCTCCCTAACAAAACTCTTAACATCGCGCTTGCTGGTACAGGCGTCGGGAAGTCTCTATTCATGTGCCATGTGGCTAGCTCCGTCTTGCTCCAAGGGAGGAACGTTCTGTACATTACAATGGAAATGGCAGAAGAACGCATTGCTGAACGAATTGACGCGAACCTCCTGAATGTTCCTATTCAGGATATTGTTGAACTGCCAAAGAGTATGTTTGAAACCAAGGTAAATAATCTTGCCAAGAAAACTCAAGGCACCTTGATTATCAAGGAGTATCCTACTGCTTCTGCTCATGCTGGACACTTTAAATCACTTCTTAATGAATTGTCACTTAAGAAGTCATTTAGACCTGATATTATTTTCATTGATTACCTTAATATATGTGCTTCCAGCAGGTATCGCGGAAACAGCACTGTCAATTCATATAGCTATATCAAAGCTATTGCTGAAGAGCTTAGAGGACTGGCTGTTGAAGCAAACGTCCCTATCGTTTCTGCCACGCAGACCACTCGTTCTGGTTATGGTAGCTCTGATGTTGAGCTTACTGACACTTCTGAGTCCTTTGGTCTCCCTGCTACTGCTGATCTTATGTTTGCCCTTATTTC